CCGCCCTTACATTACTTTTCTACATTAGGCCAAAGAGCTACATCAACGGTCTTAGCGCTTGCAGATTTTGCAGAAATGGCAATGCCCAATACCGGGTTTGTGTCTGTTTTAGTTGCACGCTTTTGCGTTTTATCAAAATACACAACATCACCTACTGCGAATGCATCTGTCACAACCGCATCAACTGTAAAACATCCTGTGACCTTAACTGCACCGATTGCACCAGGAGCAATATCAGTAATTGCCACGCCGTGCATTTTGCCGACAGGGACAATGTCCCCTACGGCAATCATATCGGATGCTGTATTTTTAAAATCAATACGATCTAATTCTTGAATGAATTGTGCCATATCTAGTTACCTCCTAAATCAATTACTAATTATTTACCAGGGTTTTTATACAAACCGCGGAAGTCGAGAGCTGTTGCGTTGCAATCGATTGCTACTTTGTACTTAATACCATCAACTTCGAAGCCCGTTTGTGATTCGATTCGAGGCGTTTCAACACCATTTAAGTACGTTACTTCGATAGTTTGAACATCTGTAGGACGAGATGCCAAATACCATGCATGCGGATCCGTTAATGCCGCATCTACGACGATAGTAAACCGACCACCAAATGGGTTGACTGTCTCATTGCTACGAGCAGGGTCTACCGTAGATTTAACTACTTGATAAGCCAATGCTTCGAGCTCTGGTGGAATAATCAAATATGTAGGTGCGATGTTCAAATTGCGATTTTCGCCAATATGCTTTTGACGACGCATAGCTGCTACGCCTGCAGATAAAGATACAACACTTAACTCAGAACCTGTAGTTGCCAAGTTTTTATGTTCCGCGCTAAACAAGGCTTTTCCGTCTTCTAGCACTGTATTACCGCTTAAAAGATCATATACCATGTTATTGATTTTATTTTTTGCAGCACGACCAAATTTAGACGAAATATCATTAAATACACCCAAATCGTCATTAATAATAGCTTGTCGAGTCAAGCTGAATGTACGACCGAATGTAAATACGCTAACATTCGTACCCGCTTCTTGCATTTGGGAATCCTTGAACTGACCGCCCTCTGGTACAAATTTCAATTCAGCTGCTTCAGAAAGTAAAATACGTTTTGCCGGTTTAAAGTCACGATTACTACCTTTTCCCGCCCAAGTAGCAAATGTAGTTGGCGCGGTTTCATACCCTTGCATCAAAGCTTTATTTGCCACATTAGACAACGCAATTGGGAAAGAGGATGTAGAGTTAATAGCTTCACGTGCCAATTCCAATCGGTCAGAATAGTTAACGGTTATACCCTCACGAACCAAAGACTCGCGTGCTAATTCCATCAAGGACATAGAACGAAGTTCATTCGCGCCTGGTGCAGGATTTGCAACGGGGATGCCAATAGACATCATCAAAGCGTCCTGCATAGCCATGCGGAACTTATCAGAATCTGCTTCGCCGACTTTAACAGATACTGGTTTATTGCGTTCACGCAACACATCCATTACTACCTCACGAACTTCGGCAACAGATTTGCCAGATTTGATGAATTCATCTACACCATCAACTTTGAAATCACGGCATAGACTTGTGATTGTGGATACACGTTCACGTTCTGCCGCAATCAACTTTTTAGCATCATCTGCATTAAAACCTTTAACTCCGGACTCTGGTACTTCCGGTACTACTTGTGGCACGTTTTGCTCAGTGCCTTTTACTTTTGCATCACCTTTCATAGGTTCCTCCTCATTATCATCTACACTTCTGCCTACCCCTACACTTGGATCTGCAGGGACGGACACAATACTAATTTCCAATGGTTCCCAGTCTGTGATTACATAACCCGGACCGGTAAACCGACCGTTGGAACTTTTAGAATCGGAATCAATCAATTCCTCGTATCGGCTTATGGAATACCCGACACTCACGCCTTGTAGCGTGCCTTTTAACACTTTTTGATAAATCTTTTCAGATTCATCATCTTCATCGAATCGGACAATCGCTTTACCTCGATTTCCTTCAATCCACGCTTTATCAATATGGCCAATAACGGCACTACGGTCGTGATTAAATAGTGCTACACCCAAACCATTATTAAAGCGGTCTAGGTTAATGCATCCGTCGTCATGACACAATATCTCTGTTCCGAACCATCTTTCATATGGCTCTTCAGAGGAAAAGGACAATTCGACGGTACGATCATCGTTCGCTTCGATATTTGTGATTTGCGCCTCTCGGGCATACTTACCTAAGAGCTGCTTTGCAAATTTCCCCACTAGCTATCATCTCCTTTCATATCAGTGGTGTTATCATCCGCTAGATTCGTTATGTCCCCATTCATATCAAGGGCAACACCCAATTCCTTAATGCGGTCTTGCTCCAGCTTCCGCTGTTCAAGCACTTCTTCCCAGTCCTTACCAGATGCACTACATACGTCCTCGAGCGTTGTGAGTCCTGCCTTAATAGCTTCCTTGTTAGCATTAACTTCCTTAACAGGGTCAATCCAAGACCAGCCTGGAGCTAACCACGCTACTTTCTTATAAAGTTTTGGGTTCGCTGCATAGTCATTGGCCGGGATAATTCCCTTCAGGTAGCACGCCTCAATAAAGGCCTGCCATACAGGCATACAAAAATGCTCAATTATAAAACGCTGCATCTGCTTGAATGATTGCTGGTCCTCCAGCATATTCTGCCGAGCTGCGGAGAAGTTACCACTAATGTTGCGCGTCACTATGTCCGCGCTTAGACCCATGCCCGACGCTATGCGTCTTGTTTGAGTCGCTGAGTATTCTGATGCGGTTCCTGCATTTCGCTTAGGCTCCGCAAACGAAATAGATTCACCTGCGCGTAGATGTTGGATAATCCCTGGTGCCATCGAGCGGACTTTCTTGCCTTTACTGTCAATCTTATTTGCAACCATCGGGGCACTCCCAGTACTACTTGTTACAAACGCGCCGAAACATGCCGCTACACGAGCCGCTATAAGGTCAGCATCCATGTATTCATCTACATCATGAATACGCTTTAATACGAGGGCTAACATACTAACCCCGCGCAGTTCACTAGGTCTGCGAGGCTTATGTAGTAGAAAAGCCCTATTACTTGGCAGCCTTGCCTCGTTAAACGACCGTATTCCTAATGGGTCTGTTTGGAATACGTGATAGGCTATTGGTCTTCCGTATTTATTAACTTCTACGCCATTAACAATACTGTTGCCATTCTCGCTTACCGATACGGCTCCGATATTCTCGCCCTCGATAAGCTGTAATGATAGTGGTATATCTGCGCCTTCGGAGGTCATATTAACTAGGATTTCCCCGTCATAGACCATTCGGCGTAGAGCCATTTCCTGCAATTCATAGAACGTAGATATTCCTCGGATATCCGCATTCTCTTTATCCACCCAATCAGCCCAAGCCTCCTCAATTTTCTTGTTGAGTCTTTCATTTAGCTTTCCTGCACGGGTCTTGATTTTGCACTGCGGTTTTATACCCGTGCCTACTACGTTCCGTAGTAATGCCAATACAACACTTTCAGCGAGGTCACTATTAAGTTCTGCTGCACGTGCACGACCTCGGATCAAATCACGTTGGCCTGATGCTACTTGTTCAGCTGTACCAAATACTGGCATCCAGTCTCCACTTAATCGGTCTGTTGACGCCGCATCATATCCACGTTCAAGCGAACTGCGGAAATATGCTCTACGGGCGGCTCGTTCTGGATTGAAATAAGCTATTACCTTATCAAGTATGTTCATCGTCGCTCCCATGACACGTAGGATGTCGTGTTATTACCTTCCTCATCATCAACGCGAGCCATTAACTCACGCTCACGGGCATATAATGTCGGCAGGTCATGTGTCTTAAAACGCTTACCGCCTACAGACATCTCGGCGTATCCATTCGTCTCGATTTCCTCGATTATCGTTCGTATACGCTCCAAGTCTTCTCTTGCGCTCATGGTCTCACCTCCTTCTTAACTAAACCAACCTCTGCTATCTGCATTAAAGCCTTCATCATCCGTATCATCTTCCTCATCATCAGTATCTGGGTCATATTCAGGTAAGTATTTAACACCTACCGAGTCCGCTACCATGGCGTTGTATACACAAGTATCCAACAAGTGATTCGTTGGATGACTGGTTAGCGGTTTCCATTGCACTGTAACTGCCCCGGTCTTCACATTTCGGATTTCTTGCTTTTCCTCCGACCGGAGGTGCTCCGAATATTCCTCAGGACAATCCTTAAATAGATGGATTGTACCAGCCTCATTGGCCGGGCGTACCATGCGTGCAAATATAAAGTCCTTCCAATAATCGGTATTCACTACGTACAACTTCATACCGCCGATGACGCCCTTCTCGATGCTGCTCATCTTATATGGCGGAGCTAGAGGACTGTGTGATGAATCACCTTTAACTGGCACGCATACTTCTGGGTACTGCGCACAGTACTGATATACTTCATCTGTTCGGTAGCCACTATCGATACCGGCCCTCACAATCTTACGGGCCTCACCATACTCTGATGGATATTCTCTATCGATGAGTATCTCGGTTAAGTCTGCCCAACTACTTGCTTGACCATAATCGACTAAGTAACTTGATACACCATGAGCGTAGGCTCTAACCTCCCACCAGAAATGATCTTGCTGCACATCGACAGATGCGATAAGTAGTGGCGCATGCTGTGGCACAATACCTCGAGGAACTTCCGATTGCGTAAACACGAGGTTCTGCGTGCTTTTAGTTTTCGCAGATTTCCACGGCTCCGCTAATCCAGAGTTGATAAAATTCATCAACTCACTTGGCTTATCCTTTGATTTAACAAACTCATATGCCACATCGCCAAAGGTAACCCATGGAGAGTAAAGGGATGACATGTGATATGCAACCGACCGGACAACTCGGACTTGTGATTCATTCACCGCACGCCATTCACCTTGCCGGAGCATATCCATCTTGTGCTTATCATCAATACGTTGCTTACAATGTTCGCACTCATAATATGCGGTATCACGTATCATATCCGCATTGCCATGGTGTTCCTCCGGCCATTTTATCTGTTTGAATTTGAGGGTCTGCGACACCCCGCAATGCGGACATGGCACGTAATACTGCTTACGTTCATTTGCGTCCATATAGGATTGCCAAATATTGCCACTTTCAATCGTAGGAGTTGACACTCTTACAATCTTCTTATCAACGAATGTCTTGGTACGTTCCTCAGCCAACTTAATCGGATTCGCTTCCTTACCGGAGAAAGCTGGATACTTATCAATTTCATCGAAGAATAAGTACTTAATTGACCGACTTGATAAGCTGCTTGGTGAGTTCGCCCCAACAAGCACCATGTAGTTCCCATTAACGAAGTCTAACTCCAGCAGCTTACTGCCCTCGTCATACATATCTGCCAATGGTTCTACGCTCCGGATCATCGGTTGCACACGTTTATCGCTAGCAAATTTTGCGATAGTATCCGTCGGATAAACCATCATGACTGGTGATGCGGTTTGGTGTAACGCATACCCAATCATATTAAGCTCAACTTCCGTCTTACCAATCTGCGCCCCGAAACATAGCGAGATGCTTTCAATAAGAGGGTCCGTGAATTTGTCCATAGGCTCCTTTAGATAAGGTGTCCGTGCTGTACGCCAGCGCCCAGGTTCGGCAGATATATTAGTCAGTACCCTGTACTTATCTGCCCATTCTGAAACGGTGTATCTTTCAGGTGGCTTGAATGCCTCTAATTCCTCAGGGAACCAGTCAACCTTTGGACTTACCTTTTCCCGTGGCTTTGACTTTCGGCGTGTACTCGCCTTCGCGTGCGTAGCTTTCGAGGTATTCTTCGACAAGGCCATTCACCACCTTTTCTACACGAGCACGTTCTTCAGGATCCGTGAACTCACTTCCGATACGCTTACCTAATTTGGTAAATGATGTCTTCATCTCCAATACTCGGTTAGCCCATGCCTGTGCCACATCGGCACGAGGAACATATTCGCCATTTAGCACATCTAGCATTTTCTTTTCACGCGCAGCCTTTGCCTCTTTATAATCTGCTTCGGCTTCTAACTTACGAGTTGATGCGGATTTGCTTTTAGCGTTATCGCCTTTTGCCTGCCCTAAATATACGAGGACTTCCCGGAGATTCCACCAACCTACAGATGCTTTAGGCATTCCTGCTTTATGATGTCGAGAAATAATTTCCGGAGTGACCCGCAAGAGGTCACATAGTTGAGTGCTTGATACGAGCAGATTGCCCGCAGCATCAAATTTCACTCTTGGTTTTGTGTCCGCCATAGGTGTACTCCTTTCTAAATTCGTCTTTCTACATTCAACAGGAAAATTTTTCTCACAGAGAGAGGACCATCGCGCGGGGGCGACCAGCGGCCATTTTTCGCCCGCGGAGTACCTTTTCCAAATTTTCATTTTCTCAATTAGGAATTATCATTGATAATCAATAAAAAAGGGTAGACCTCAACTAAGTAAGGTCTACCCCGGGGCAGTGCAGCAGGCAGACATATTGTGCGGGCCAGACACTGCCTGCTATCTACTACACTTACATTATATTAAATTAAGAGTGTGCCATTCTATGCCATCTTTTCAAATTCAGCTATTGCTTTCTTGTGAAGTCTGTGAACTTGTCGCCACGAATACCCTAGTTCGACAGCTATTTGCTCCCATGGCAATGCATTAATATATCTGAGATTCAATACATCTCTGTATTGCCCGTCAGCTATTTGGCTGATGACATGCTTGACCTTGTTTCGAGAGTCAATCAACTCATCCCATTCTCTGTTCAGTTCCTCCCTATATTCTTGTAAGTGCTTACTGATTCGTGGCATAGCATCTCCCGATTCACATATCTGTATAGCTTCTGAATGTAAATCTCGGTTAATCGCATCTAGCTGAATCTCCAGCGCACGCATTCGCTGTTCAGTATGGCGGACAGCTTGTAGTTCTTCCTTAGCCATCATACGCGATAGTCTCCATATTTACTGATAATCATCTGTGCTCGTAGTAATCCGTCAATATATCCGCTTTCACGAATTCTATCATCTAGCATAGGTGATCTCAGTTGTCTATTACGGGCTCGTATGATGGCGAGACTCAAATCTGACTGTATGGCACCTACAATCACATCTGCCCTGCTTCTACGCTTTTGCATCCTTTACCTCCATACGTTCGACAATATCCTCGATGGCTTCTACCATATCCGCTTTGCATTGCTCGACAGCAGTAAACATCTCCTCACACATGGCGTACGCATCATCACTCAGGTCATCATCTAATCTCTCGGCAACGTTATCTTTGAGATTATCTACAACCTTAACTATATCCATGACAAGATGATACGTGTCATCTAGATAGTGCCCTTTGTTAATTAGTAGACGCTCGACTTTTGTCATGTTCTTCCCTCTTTACAATCTCCCGATTTAGATACCAACTGGCTTTTTTCAAATCCTTAATAGCATCGTCCTTATGACCAGCTCTGGATACATACTTCACGACATTACCTAATCGATACCCTAGTTTCTTGTCTTCGATGTAATCGATGACCTCAATATCACCTTGTGTATAGTGACTAGGAGGTTCAGGAGGTCTGGAAGGTCTATGAGGTCTATCTAATATATTTCTTCCCATATTTATACCAAATCGATTCGTTGCTTCTCCGAAACGTCTCAATTCTTCATTCGCTATGTAACGACTTAGCTCTTCACTAGCTGATAGCCTAGTAGGTGGCGGCGGGGGATTATCTGGTCGCTCATACAATCTACCTGGGGTTAACCCGTATACAGTCTTGTATTTTCGTTTATCAACGATTTCCATAACTTGAATAGTTGTGTAACACACTATTATTACAATAGCTCCGAATAATCCCGCCATTATAAATTGATCCATATTAATCATCCTTTCTGTATTTATCGATTCTCGCTTTTAGGCTTTGCAGCACATATTCCTGCGCTCGGTCTTTTTGGGCTAGCGCATCCATCATATCCTCATCACGAGTTCCCTCACATATTAGGTGATGGATAATTACCTTCTCCATTTGGCCTTGGCGATGTAGCCGCTTATTAGCTTGTTGATATAACTCAAGACTCCAATTTAACCCGAACCATATTACGTGGTTCCCGCCGTCTTGTAAGTTAAGCCCGTATGCTGTACTAGCCGGATGTGCTAATAGAATATCAATCTCTCCAGCATTCCACGCTATCTCATCATCGGCACCCTTTAACTCACGGACACGTAATTTAGTCTTAGCTAATGCTGCTTTTAGTCGTTCACAGTCATGTTTGAAATTGTAAAACACTAATGCAGGCTTGCCGTTTAACTGTTCTACAAGCTCCATAAAAGCCTCAATCTTACAGCCATGTATCTCGTGAACGTTCCTATCACCATCATATACGGCGCCATTCGCTAACTGTTGTAGCTTTGTAGATAATGCTGCAGCACTCAAAGCTGTGATATCTTCGCCGGCTTCAATCAACTCTAATACAGATGTGCGCTCCATATCTTCGTATGCCTTTTTAGCTTTTGAATCTAACTGCACATATTTAATATCGTTGATGACTGGAGGTAGCTCCAAATAGTCACTGGCTTTCATGGATATACATAACCCAGATATTGCCGCCATGATACTGTCATTTGAATCGGATTTAGGTTTATAGGAGTACACCATTTCGCGTGACCTCTGATCGGGCTCGAAATAGTAATCCCTAAATCCTGTATACGTTTTTCCTAACGACGCGCCGCGGTCTAATAAATACACTTGCGCCCATAGGTCGATTAATCCGTTAGGGGCTGGCGTACCTGTTAACAACACCATGCGCTTGATGTGGTTATGCATATAGGCTAATGATTTAAAGCGTTTAGCTGTGTGGTTTTTAAAGGAACTAGATTCATCCACAACTACCATGTCAAATGGCCATGCATTCTTGTAGTAATCAACTAACCACGTTACATTCTCGCGATTAATGATGTAGATGTCGGCAGGTGTGTTTAAAGCCTTAATACGCTTTTTCAGGCTGCCTAATACCGTAGATATTCTCAATATACCTACACCGTCCCATTTTCGTGCTTCTCGTTGCCATGTAGCCTCCGCTACTTTCTTAGGCGCTATGATTAGCACTTTACGGATGGCAAATCTAGAGTACTTCAATTCGTATATGGCAGATAACGTGATAATCGTTTTTCCTAAACCCATATCTAGGAATAACCCTATCTTATTTTGATTAACGGTCTTGTCGATACAATATCGCTGATACGCATGCGGAATAAACTGCATTACGCTTTCACCCCGAATTCTTCTGCGAATTGATCCAAATAATCGGCCACGGCATTAGCACCTTTTAGCACAAATACTTTTTGCTGTAACTTTTGTAGTTCACGGGCTTGGACACCCTGTAACCGCGAAAGTACGCCTTTGGACGTCTTCAATTCTACGAAATGAATAACACCATTTGGCCATATGACGATTCGATCAGGCACACCGACATTACCAGGGGATAGAAACTTATATGCTTTACCTCCTGAACGTTTGACGCCTGCAACTAATTTTCTCTCGATATCCTTTTCTAACATTTCTCACCTCTGAAATTTTTAAACGTTAACATGTTTACATACGCGTATATGAGGGTTCAAATTAAGGCTGTAAAGGGCGTATTTTTTCTTAAAACTCTTTGTTTTGATATTTACCAGTATATAATGTTAACAATGTTAACCAACCTATATGAATGTATATAAATACTGACTTTATGCGTTAACATAGTACGTTAACATTCTCCGAATTCGTTAACATTCTAATGTTAACAAAAATACTGAGAATGTTAACGCTTAATTGAGAATGTTAACGCTATGATTTCAGTTTTGACTCGTTGATTCTGAACCCTCTTTGATGTCCATATTCACCAAATCTCATTAACTGACTTCCGCCCATTGTGTACGGGGAGTCCGCCAGTATTTGATTAATTTCCCTGGTCTCGATCTTCTTCATGCGGCTTGGGTCGTTACCGAAACACTCCCACCAAACCTCTGCCGCACAAATACGGTCACGATATACTAACTCTTGACCCTCGGCAGTTTTAGCATTCATGCTAAGGTATGTCCTCCGGGCACTACGACTCATCACATTCCAATTTAACGGCACTTTGATTAATAAAAACTCATTAATCAGTCCTGCTTTGGTATTTGATTCCATATGCGCCTCTCTTGCCGCATCAGCCAGTTTTAGTACAGCCGGGTCATCCTCGATAATGAGACTTTCACCGCTTTTATACCGATACAAGGCCTCCGCCCATAACTGGTCTACTTCTCCCGGAAGATTAACAAATATATTCTTTCGTGGAGTCGTCATTTCAAGATCAATGGGCCAAAATCGGCGATTACCTGTAATATCTTTTAGAAATTCATATTGATTCGTACTGCCAAAAAACACGCACTGCCGTGGATATTCTTGTGTACGTCGGCCATACGCTTGACGAAATACATCTACCTGACGACTTAGGAATTGCTTGGATGCATTTTCTTCAGCCCTCGAATACCCCGCCATTTCACCAGCTTCTATAATCCATTTACCTTGAATACCTTCTGCAGCTTCCTTACCTTCAAAGGTGTTTAAGCCATCAGCATACCACTTCTTGCCCATCGTGCGGATAAGGGTACTTTTACCAATACCCTGACCGCCGATAAGAATTGGCATCGTGTCATACTTGCATCCGGGCTCAAACGCTCGCGCCACTGCCGCCGTAAATGACTTTCTAGCAGCTGCACGAGTATACACATTATCCTCAGCCCCTAAGTAGTCGATGAATATAGTATCCAATCGGGCAATACCATCCCAGGATAACCCGTTAAGGTAATCTAGCACTTCATTAAATCCATTTTGCTCAGCACACATGATGAGGGCATCCATGATTTTATCTTTGCCAGTAATATCATATTTATTTTCTAGGTACCACCGTAAGCCCGCATCATCTGCATCGGTCCATATGCGAAGTCCTGGTGTTGGGTTCCATGGTAGGGCCCCTTTTGCCACGTATCTCGAACCAAATCTATCATAGGCAAGTCTGCCGACAAGCGCCGGATCATGGTGCATGATTTTAAGCATGTTATCTAGTGTGTTCTTAGGTCGACCATTCTCGTCGTACTTTAAAGTCGAACTTTTCATCCAGTCGACGTTCGTTAACGCATTAGGGTCGAGGTCGGATGTCTCAGCGTGAGCCGATACATCCGTGATAATATCAGCAAATACATTTGATGCCGATTCTCGGGCACGGGCCATGTTGAGTTCATTAACGACTACCGTATCTTGCATAGCTAGTTTAGACATAGCCATGTAAGATGGCAGCTTGTGCCCAGGTGTCCCATCCTTAGCCGTCTCATCTAAGCCGTGGAACTTATGCAACCGGATAAGGTCAAAGGCATTAACCAGTTGACCACTGCACGGGTCAGTATTATGGTGACTGAACAGGAATGTATCGTCATCATAGATAACTGCCCCGGCTACTGTTGAGCCAGTAACGAACGTTAAACGGTCCTCGCTGCCATCAACATCGACATATGCATGAGGTATGAATTTATCAATTGCCTCACGGATACCGTATATTCGACAAAAGGCACCTACGATACCTGGCTTTTCTCTCGGATCAGCTTGTTTCGCAAGTAGCTGTTTCTCATGTTGAGATGCTTCCTTACCAGGTACTTGTGGCCAAGAACGTACATCTCGCCAATCAGTATATTGGCCGAGCATACCGTCAGCAGATAAGAACGCCTTATCGCCTACGTAATATGCGTATTGCGCATCGTTTGGGCATGATGGCCAGTACATAAGCCGAGATGCCTCGAACGTAGTTCCATCCATCATACCAATGCCGATGAGCTCCGCCAGCTTACGAGCGATAGGCTCATACTCGTCAGGTGTCATCGTTCTATCAGTCGGGACGATAACACGTAACCGCGGACGATGCACAGTGTGAGAACGGGTTGAGTAGATGGCATATGCCATGCCGAGGCTGTCAATCGTGCGGGCGACGTTCTCAGTTTCTCCAGGTGATATGGCATCCATATCAAGGGTAATCAGATCACGCCCAGACATGTTGATAGCTTTACGCTGCAGACCATTTAACGTACCACCAACAAAGCCGCCTATGTCCTTTAACTTGCTTTTCTCAGATTTTGGTAATCTGTGGTATTCGTCCACAGTTTCTGTTGTACGAACGGGGATTTTGAGGCGTTCACAAAACTCTGACCACAACATCTCCGTACGGGTCCATTGCTTTGATGTGCGACTCGCACCGATACTGATGGTAATCAGTTTATCGTTTTGCAAGTGTATCCCCTCCTAATCTTTCATATAATAGTCGTTAGTAAATCCTGCGGATGATAATAGTAGTCCATCTGCCCAAGGTATGGCGATTGAGAATATAGCGTTAACATCATCCAATGTTGATTCTGCGTTATCCTTATTGATTTCAAGTACAGCTTCGTCATGGATGTGCATGATAATTTGATATCCTACATCCTCCAATCGGCGCAGCGTCAATGCTAAGCAATCGCGAGCGACTGCTTGTGTGATGTTTTCGACTAACTTACCCCCATAGGTACTTTCAGTAACCCATGCAGCATTTACTTTAGTCTTAAAATGTACAGCATCCTTACCGAATGCATTTTGCTTAATGCTTGGGCTAGGATAAAATAGCTTACGTCCGCTAGGTAGTTCAATCGTCATATATCGGTATCCATATATTGGATCAATTTCCAAACGAAACATAATGCCATGGTCAAGGCCTATAGGATTCCCGGTAGTAACGGTGTATACGGCCGCATTCTCAACGGCATACCATAAATCTCGTATTCTAGGTGATGCGTTACGCCATAAATTTACGATTTCAGGTAATTCTTCCTCATGAAGCCCCATATCAAGAGCGCCCATGGCTTTTAATGCATTCACTCCGCCTTGATAGCCGAGTGCCAATTCAGCAACTTTACCTTTTTGTCTTAGATGCCCATTCTCGCCGTGTTTAACAACGGGAACACCGAACATCGATGACGCGGAAGCACAGTATATGTCTCCGCCCTCAGCGAATACACGTTGGCGCCAATGTTCTCCCGATAACCATGCAATAACACGAGCCTCAATGGCCGAGAAGTCTGCCACACATAATGTATTGTCCTTTTCGGCGATAATTGAGGTACGAATTAATTGAGATATCGTATCCGATACATCGCCATACAGAAGTTCTAACCCTTGACGGTTTTTGGTCTTAACGAGATGCCGAGCCGTGTCGAGGTTTTCGATGTAATTTCTCGGTAGGTTCTGCACCTGTATAAGACGACCTGCCCAGCGTCCGGTACGGTTAGCGCCGTAGAATTGCAATGTTCCTCTGAGACGAAGATCAGCACCCATAGCGCCATCCATCATGGTGTATTTAGATACCGATGACTTTGCGAGTTTCTTTCGAATCATAAGCACTTTTGCAGCAACGTCATCCGCATCCATCAGAGCATCGGCCACAGTGTCCTTAGTTAACTTCTCAAGACTGACATTAGTATTATTGTTTAACCAATCGAGTAATTGATTCCGGCTGTTAGGGTTGCTAAGTCCTGTGATTTGGTAAGCCTCATTCATCAGTATTTCGCGATTTTCCTCATCAATGTATAAGGCACCCTCAACCAATTCATGGTCAATGCGTACACCTCTACTATTGATTTGAATATCAAGATACCAATCTTTCCACGTATCATCAGGTACAGGGAAAGAAGCTAATCTGTGATAACATTCCATCTCAGTGATAACGTCCTGGCGGTTGTACTCGACAAAAGCATTCCATTTATCCATATCGTGTCTAGGTAGATTACGGGTACGGCCCCCATTACGTTTAGTAGGCTTACATGGCGTACAAAAGTACTTGATAAGTGCTTTCCCTGATGTATCCTTTTTCTTATCCTGGGGTAATCCCAGGGCCTTGCCGAGTAAAGCTAGGCCCATAGGATATCCTAGGTAGGCACCGTGAATCATCGTGCACTGCCACTGATCACCAGATGTGAGTAAACCTGCACGATCTAGACACGTAATTTCAAATTGTGCATTGTAAGCGTGCTTGATTACATCTGGGTTTAATAAATCACGAATTACACAGTCAGGAATTACCCCTCCCTGCGCTAAATCTACGACTTCAACAGGGCCAAAGTCGTAGGAATACGCAAAGAGTAATATAGCGAAATCAGGCGATTCAGTGTATTTGTACACTCCGAATGAGATATCAGTCGATGAATATGTTTCTATATCAATACTTAGATGCCTCATATCAGGCACCTATTAGTAAGGTTGACCAGTTACAGGGTTAATCCCTACAGGAGCTTGTTGTACAGATTGC